CCCTTATTCACCATCCAAAAGGACAGAGGAAAAACTGTGTAAAAAACTCGATTGAAAAAAATAGTCGAGATAAATTATACCACCGTGCGATATAGTTTATTTTGTGTTATATTATATTGTACTTACGGAGCCGCCGTTGGCGGATCTGCGCAGTACAATATTGGGACATTAATGAAACAATAAAAATTGAAATCAGGTCCCATATTATAGTATGTTGTTAAATATGATAAATTAGAATTCTTACCAGAACCAGCTGGATTGAGACGTGCAAAGATTCTAAAAGAATCTGTGTCAGTCTCTGTATCAGCATCACCAATTCCTGGTGGAATAGTTGGTACCATTCGAAATCTTGAATACATTGGAATATTTACAGATAACCCAGCTTGAGTCTTTTGATTAGTCAAAGCCATACCAGCCATGCCAGAATCCACATCATTATCAAGGAAGTGAACATTGAAAACAGAGTCATTCACACCCACAGAAACATTATCAAAGCGATTAAAATCAGCAGTAGCCAATGTTTTATGTGAACGAGAAATTGAAACTGTATCAACAAGTTCGGGGGATGATGCATTCACATGGTAAGTGACACTACCACGCATTCCCAGAAAAAGAGGAGCTAACCACGTGTAAGCAGTATGGGGAACGTAGTTATATCTGGGGGAACCTGTCAAATTAGTGACATGAATTCCCGAGGGATCAAATCCTGGAATGAATGGCATGCGAGGTAAAATGTGATTTGCATATTTGATAAGACTGGTAGTATCCGAGTCAAATGTTTGTTTTATATATTCATTTGTACGATGAAGGAGAGGACGCAAAGAGATATGGTCTTCCCCCATTGTAACAAGCGATATTGCAGAAACTTCATTTGATAGCTGAATCTGATTAGTCTCTAGACTTTCAACTGATGACTGAGGAACCCACTCAAAATTACGTAGAGGCTGAATGGAAGTTTGTGGTCTCCATGCGGTATGATATTTGTTGACCTGAATTGGATCATTAAATTTCATATTGGGACAACCCCGCACAAATACCATAATATCAATATTGGTACCTACGGCAGGACCTGTGACATTTGTTAAAACACTCATCACCAGTTGGCCGTTTGCATAACTTGAACCTGTAAAAACAGTTCCACCAGTAGTAACTGGTTGAACTGTACCCGCTACCACTTCATTAATTTCTAACCAGGGATCTTGTTGATTATATGGAACAGTGAAAACAAATTCATCTGTTTCTGTAAAATCCCAAACAGCAGAGTATTGAGTAGTAGGGTTAATAACGGAGGGGCTTTGTTTTACAGGATCCCATGTAAACATGACACGTCCAGCATGATATCTAGTTTTATTGGCAACAAACCTAAAAGATATGTCACCACGCCAGTACCGAAACATACGTGCAACATGCGACATTGGCACATTATATTGTTTCTTGTAAAGTCTTCCATTAATTGTTTCATCCTCCACACGAAAGAGTGTGGGCAGAACTAATGCAGCAAACAAAATTGTATTTGTAGCTTGAGACTCATCCATATTTGCAGTAATGAGATATGACTCTCGAGTTACTAAGGATTCTATAGAAAGCTCATCCGAGCCATCCAATCCTACAGTCCGGGAATCAATACACAACTCATTCTTTGCATCTACAGACAATTTCTCTACAGGAGTTGAAATACTAGGAGAAGCAAAAGCCGGAAAAGGTTGATTCTTAACTGGTTCAGTATTATTTACATTTGGTACATTGGTCCAACCAAAGTAATCAGCAACTCCTGCAACACATGATGCAGCTGCAGCAGTGGCAGTAGCAAAAGGACCCACAACAGGGACTGAAGAGACTACCCCAGCAGCATCAGCTAAAGCTGTTGCTGTTGCGGAAACAACTCCCTTCCCATACTCGTCTTTAAATCCTTGATTAACACTATTAAGAATACTCATCGCATCCTTAGACTGTCCATGTGCTAGATTTGTTTGAATTAATTTCGATTTGGACTTACCGCCACGATTATTACTACGAGAGACCTTAGAAGATGGTCCAATTTTAGTAGGTTGAGACTGTAAGAGCAACTGGTCTGATAAACCTGCAAGTGTAGGCTCAACAGCCATCGCCCAAACTACAATTTTGACATCAGAACCACTAACTGAGTTAGCGTTCTTGAGTGGAGTGGGACTCGAAATTCGAAGTTGGCCCATCTTGTGAAATTGACTAGCAGAACCTAATTTTAACCAATTTCTATGAAATACGAAGGGTAGTTCCATATCACCACCTTGTGAAGTAGCAGAATTGATCCAAAAAGATGGTCTTTGAGAGTAAAGAACAGTATCTTTTTCATCACCACTGAAACCAGTAGTGTCCTGACCCCAATCGGGGAGAGGTCTGTAGGAGACAAGCGCTCTACCATAATAAAACGGTGATGCATTTATCTGTACATGGATCTTCAACTTACAACGTAAAAATGCGAAACTTCGAATTTTGTATATCATATAGCTTGTATTAAAGAATAGAAACCACGGGTCAAAAGTTGTATTTAAAGAATTCCCTTCCGTCCAAGATATCTCACCAATTTTAACAGGCCTTTGAAGAAATGAAGAGAGATCAGTATCTAACATCTTTCCATCCATAAAGGTTTCATCCGTTATATCAGGTGCGGTAATTGAAGTTCCAGGAACTTGATTATGAAAAATAACATTTTCGTTCTTTTCATACTCAGGTTGTAGGTGTGAACCTAATAGTGATGCATGCTGATTCGCATCATCACTTGTTGTTTCATGTTTAGTTTCAGCAGGAGAAATATACAAGATAATGGCTCTCCCAAGCCAAATATCCCGTTGCGACATTATTTTAGGTTCAGCCGGACCTTTCCCTAAATAGGGACTTCGAGGGTTGCTCTGGCGAAGTTCATGTGTGATCCACACTCACTACTATAGTAGGCGCAAAAACTGTCGTAGAAAGTAGTAACTATACACACATGGTTGATTTTGGATTTACAATTGGACTGCACAACTTTAGCCCAAGCCTGCCATATGGCAGACTAAAGATTGTCGGAAGCCTCCTTCCAACGTTCGACTAAATCGTCAAAAGTTGGTAGGGGTCTAACCAAGTATTGCTGAAGATCATGATCTATGATCATTTGAGAAAACAAGTCTCTCTTCTCCTCAAATACTTTTCTTCCGTAGTTAAAATACTCTTGTAATGCACTATCGATGATTGCACACATCTGAACTTCATGTATGACAACCTTACTTCGTACACATACAGTTAGCATTTTTTCTATAGAATCATGATTTAATGGACATAAATAGTCTTCTATCTCCTTATCCCATCTCCATGACCTCTTAAGGAATTCACATTTCTTTAGAGGTATATATGGAATGGATTCAGCTTTCTTATCAGCCATAGTATAGATGATATCGCACTCTCCCAACACTTCTGAAATAGAAGTATGATTGAACCACTTACATCTACTATGGACTCCCATAATATTATCATCACCATATGTTAATAAGGCAACATTTTTCCGAAAATCATGTGCAGAATCATTACCAGATAAAACAGCATAAGCATATCTCATGTATAAACAATTCACCAAACCATTGATAATAACAGTAAGAGGCCACCCTGATGGGTTAGAACCATAAAACTCTACCAGATCACCATTAAAATCAGTCAATGGGAACCTAACATCTGCACTTATACAATGCACAACGCGCAGGTCCTCATCAGTATAATTTCCTGAAGCCTTTAATATATAAGATATAACATTAAAAGCTGCTTCCATTATCTGTGCACTCATGCGTTTATCAAAAGCTTTGAAATCCCCAGCAATCATTCGTTTATCTCCAAATTGAGTCAAGAAATTTCTTAATTGGCCCCATTCTTTCGATTGACAAATTGTCCCTGGGCATGATTCAAATATATACTTGTTATTTTGAACAAGTCGCACAAAAGACAATAAGTACATTCTAACAACTATGGAAAAGTCCACAGGAGCCGAAGAAAATACTCTAGTTTTACCCTTTTCCCTTTTTGCGTGAGAAACGGCCTCATCCTTGAGACAAGCATTATAAATAGGATTTGCACGCTTTCCAGAAGCATAAGTAGCTAATATTTTATCTATTCTACGATTAATCTCGTCATTAAATTCGACAGGATCAGGATGACGATCACACGCAGGAAGTTTCTTTAAGTAATTTTGTTTGGGCTTCCTATAAGGCAAGCCCATAGAAGAATTTCGATTTATTCCATCAACATATGCAACACCAGGCGCACCATTGACAGCAGTAAATCTATCATACTTATGAACAGTTTTCAAATCTTCAAGAGAAAGGCTTGACATTATATCCAGAATAAATTCTTCCGTAACTTTATCTATAATGTACTGATCCATAGATAATATGGGATTCACCAAATCTAATGCCGCTATGCGCCAAGGACGCCAACCTCGCATCAGAGGTGCAGTATGATTAAGGGAATACCCCTTAGTCAAAAGATCATCACACAACATTGTTTTCTTAACTGTAGACTTAGGAGCAGGTCTATAACCCGCAAATGAACCATAAACACTAGCAGAACCCTGTTCTATGAAACGAAACACACTCTTATCGTGTAATTCCCCTAATTCACGTTGAACAGATTCTGAACAAATACTTATATCATCAATTTCTACAGTTGGCTGAAAGCCATCAACAACACTCTGCAAATAGTTTTTTGGAACCTTTGTACAGCCTATATGATGGTTTTCCCGCGATCCGAGACAATGGATACCAGCAATAGCTGGACCCTGCGGTGTGGTCACCAATAAAGGTGTACCACAATATCCGTCGAATGTCTGTTTTTCAGTAACACCAGCCCACACTTCGACTGTAAATTTGTTTTGTGCATTAATACAACCTCCGTGACATATACCAGAGACAGGATTCCGAGATCGTACACCGTTCTCATCAAGTTCGATGTATTCACCCTTCATTGTTGCTCTGAAATCATATGGAAGAAAGTATTTAATAATATTCCGACGTGGTGGGAGACATGGTATCTTTATAATCGCTAAATCATTCTTAAAATCTCTATAGATTTGAGTTTGTGACATTTTAATAGACATATTTCTATTTACTCCCGAAACATTTGCATTCTGGAATATATTCAATACAAAATCATCATACAACAAACAATGGTTATTAGCTAAATAATATTGATCAACGATACACACCATACGACACTGAGTCTTACTTTCTGAGAATAAGAGCTCACAACATATCATGTTTTCTTCAATCTTTTTTGCTAAAACCATTTCCTGTCCAAGCAAAGCTCGGCTCGAGTCACTAATATGAACAGGAGCTAAGTCCACATGAGGATTATGCCAAACATTATTTCTCTCTTTTTCCTTCGGTTCTGGCGGATAGAAGGTCGTAGCTTCCTCAAAACGTTGGCATCGATAGTCCACATTCCCTCCATCTTTAGAACCAAATATGTATGATACCAATTTAGCACCTGTGTATAGAGCAACAGCTCCGGCAACAGCAGATGCCAGATTAACTAAGGTCGTATTATCTCCAATTTCTTGGCGAACTCTTTCACCTAACCTGCTCCAATACTCTCTACTATTTGTTATTCCCTCAACGGGATCATCATAGAAACGTTTTACAGCAACAAGCCATTTAAAAGAATCTCGCATAGAACGGACATAATTACAGACTGTGAAATACATATCTGTGGCAAAGTATATCCACATATACAACATTAACCACAGATGATACCACTTACCATGTAATTTAATATTCAAAGATTGTGGAATCACAGGGCTAGATGTACACAGTGACACGGGAATGCCACAACACCTACATAAATCCATATTATGTATCACGTCCACAGAATCAGTAACCTGTTCTTGACTAATCCAATGTTGATCAATGGTTTCATTATACCATATTAAAAATTCCTTCATACCCACATTATCCAATACTGTACGATAAACAGCATTCTGCTTACCATTACATATGGGTTGGGGTAGAACTCTTTCAACAGTAAAGGTCCAGAAATCAGGCAGATCCGTAGGATTATGTATGTTTCTAACTTTATTAGTATCAAGAAGAGTACTTGTACAATACTCTTCTTTGACTTTAGGCGTAACGACATAAGGAAAACGTCGCTGTGCGGCAGAAGGATGGGAGAAATAGGCAAAAGCATTCAAATCCTTCACATTCGTTGTAGCAACAACAAACTCAGATTTGAAAGGTGTTCGCCCCTTACGCCCCAAATCAGCCTGATCGGGACAAAAAGGCACTTG